CTGAACGCAATGGAAAAATCAGGGCGAAAGGCGAGCCCGCCGAAACGGTTGGCGGATAGGAACGTGGTCAAACCGGACGAAAGCGGGTCGGGCACGTTGTTATGACGGGAAAACACGTCGAACTTCGGGCGCGACAGATGCAACACTTTCAGGGCATAAATTCCCTATGCTCGGAAGACTTGTGCGGATCAGATCGCACTGCCCCGCGCCCCTTGCGATGCCCCCCCGGCCCCCGGTTCCACCCGGGCTTGAGGTGTATGCGGGGGGCAGAGGCGCGGTAAGCCTCTAGCGTCAAACATTTTTTCTGGGTTCGCGCCTTGGGTGCGCACTCTTGGGTTCGCAGGTACGCACCCAGCCTTTCGATCGCCGTTTCTGCCTATCTGCTCTGCCTCAACTGGCCCGGTGTTCATCGCCGGGCCGTTCCTCTTTCAGGAGACCGCCCCTTGCAGATCGACATGATGCAAACTTCCCGGCTGGTGCCCTACATCCGCAATGCCCGCACCCACTCCGCCGATCAAGTCGCGCAGATCGCCGCCTCAATCGCCGAGTTTGGTTTCACCAACCCGATCCTGATCGGCGAGGACGACGTGATCATCGCCGGGCACGGACGGATGATGGCGGCGCAGAGCCTCGGGCTGGCGCAGGTGCCGGTCATCGTCCTGGACCATCTGTCCGAGTCCCAGCGCCGGGCGCTGATCCTTGCCGACAACCGGATCGCCGAAAACGCCGGATGGGACAACGCCATGCTGGCTTCGGAACTGGCGGCGCTGCGCGACGAGAACTTCGATCTGGACATGATCGGCTTCGACGAGGCTGAACTGGACGAGTTGCTGGCAGGGTTTGAATTTGGTGATGCTGGCGCGCTGGGCGGCGAAGGGCAAGGCGGCGGCACGGAGGGCGCAGGATCAGAACCCGTCCCGTCTTCGTCCGGGAGCTTGGCGGCACGCTTCGGCATCCCGCCCTTCTCGATCCTCGATGCCCGCAAGGGCTGGTGGCAGGATCGCAAACGCGCCTGGCTGGATATGGGCATTCGGTCGGAACTCGGCCGCGGTGAAGGCGATCGCGCCTGCCCGGGCGGCAGCCCGATGCCGGGCAACGGATCGCGCAAGGATTACAAACCCGGCGCGGCCAGAGCCTTCAACGACGGCGCGGTGCTCGGCGGCGGCGGGTTGGCCGATCAGGTCGCGAAGGCCGCCACCGCCCGGCGCCAGAAAAAGGAGGCCGCACATGGCTAAATCCCTCGCCCGCACCTTCGGCCAGGACCTGATGCGCGGCGAGCATGTTGTCGGCGCCGACAAGACCAACGGCGGCGTGCTGATGCCCTCGCATTCGTCAGGCGATCCCAGCTTTTATGCCAAGAAACGCGCCAAAGAGGCCGAGTTGGGCCATGAATTGACCACCGAAGCCTTCCTTGCCGATCATTACCAAGCCTCTGATGCGGCAACCGCGTCGGGCACATCGATTTTCGATCCCGTCCTTTGCGAGATTGCTTATCGCTGGTTCTGCCCACAGGGCGGCACGGTGCTTGATCCCTTCGCAGGCGGATCGGTGCGGGGCATCGTCGCCTCGCAGCTCGGCCGGGCTTATGTCGGGATCGAACTCCGGGCCGAACAGGTTTCCGCCAATCAGGCACAGGCAGCGCTGGGCGCTGGCCCTGCCCCGCAGTGGATCACCGGCGACAGCCGGAATATCGCCACTCTGGCCAAGGGCGTCGATGCGGATCTGATCTTCAGCTGCCCGCCGTATTGGAACCTTGAGGTCTATTCCGACGACCCAGCCGATCTATCTACCTTGGGCAAGGACGCCTTCTTCGACGCCTACGCCCAGATCATCGCCGGGGCAGTTTCTCGTTTGCGCGATGATCGCTTCGCCGTCTGGGTTATTGGCGATGTTCGCGATGCGGGCGGGTTCTTCGTCAATCTGCCAGGCAAGACCGTGGAAGCCTTCGAGGCCGCAGGCGCCCGGTTCTACAACGACGCGATCCTCGTCACTGCGGTGGGATCGCTGCCAATCCGCGCTGGACGGCAATTCGAAGCCTCGCGCAAGCTGGGCCGCACCCATCAAAATGTGCTGGTGTTCTGCAAGGGCGATCCGAAGCGCGATACCGAGGCGATCGGGCAGGTAGAATTCGGCGAGATCGACGAGGCCGATGGCTCCACCGAGGAGGCACCGCAAGAATGACCGCGCCGGTTGTGCAAACCCATGCGGGGATTTGGGTTATCCGCGATGATCTCCACCCCGGCGGCACCAAGGCTCGCTTCATTGGCCAGGTGTTCAACGGCGTGCAGGAGGCTGTCTATGCCAGCCCGCCCGAAGGCGGCGCGCAAACTGCCCTGGCCCATGTCGCCCGGGCGTTGGGCAAGAAGGCGACGATCTTTGTCGCCAAGCGCGCCAAACCACACGCCCGGACGCTGGAAGCGGCGCGGCTCGGAGCAAAAGTGGTGCCGGTGTCGCCGGGATATCTCACCGTCGTGCAAAGCAGGGCGCGGCAGTACTGCCGCGACACTGGGGCATCGCTGATCCCCTTCGGCGCTGACATCCCTGGCGCGGTCGAGGCCCTCGCTGCTGCGGCACAGGCGACCGGACTTGAGCCAGACGAGGTTTGGTGCGCCGCAGGATCGGGTGTCCTGGCGCGGGGTTTGGCGCTGGCCTGGCCTAAAGCGCGGCGGCATGTCGTGCAGATCGGGCGGGAACTGGCGCCGAAGGATGTCGCCGGGGCGCGAATTCACGTCTATCCGCGGGCCTTCGGACAGGTGGCCATCATGGGCGCGCCGTTCCCGGCGGACCTGCACTATGATGCGAAGGCATGGGAAGTGTGCGTGGCGATGCGCGGGCCAAGGCGGGTGCTGTTTTGGAATGTGGCGCCGTTGCCCAGAGTCTAAGATACAATTTTGGGCTGACATGAAGTAGAAACCCACTAGCCGAATTTTCATAAGGGTGAGCGACTTGGACCTCAGAACGCTAACGCTAAGTGAATTTCTTTGTGATGGAAAGTGCAGCGGAGAGGACCAAGACACTGATGTCTTTGGAATGTTACACACAAACGCGACAAAAGCTCAGGGCGAGATCATCCGGGATTTGGGTCAAGGCTACACCGTGCTAGCAGTCGATGGGGTACCCGGAAATGTTCGCCTTGCACATGAAGGTCTATTGGTCGGCTTTTACGAAGGAGAGACCATAGCAATATCTCGCCAACATCAAGGGCACCAGCTGTCGGTTCCACTGATCTTGGCAGCGGTCGTCGACCGGCCCCTCCCAACGAGCCGAAAGCTATTCACCGGCGGCAAAATAGCCCTGAAAAGAGCTTGGAGAGTTGCAAATGGCCTTGATGATAACCCTTGGCCGTAGAATAAACCTGTCATTCTGCTGTGTCAGTGCAGCATATCCCCCATCCCAAGCACTTCGAACGCTGCCTTCATCGACGGATCAAACCCTGGATCGATCCGCGCCGGGCCATAGCCGTTGGCCCGATGCCAAGCATCGATCTCACGCAACTCATTGGCAAACTCATACAGCGACGCGGCCTCCTTTAGGGTCGTGTCGCCCTCACAGTAGCTGAAAATCATCAACCGGGTCGGATTGGCCCATGTCCCGAAATATGATGCGTCCTGCGCCGTATCGATCTGCACCCAGCCCTTCTCGTAGCTGCAAAGGCCGAAATCATAAACGTAGCGATCGCCGGGGCAGAATTCGCGAGTGATCTTCACGCTGCCACCTCCGCACGGGCGGTGATGGCGATCACGCAGAGGTCGCGATAGCGGGCAATGGCCTTGGGGCTGGAAGAGACCGGATTGATCTCAAAGGCGCGAAGGGCGGCAATATCGCCCGCCTCGGCCAGAGCCACGATCTGGGCAAGCTTGCTGCGAAACCGCGCGTGGGTCGGCTTGGAAAAATCTGGCGGCTGCGGCAGCGCACCGGTCTGCGCCTGATCAAGGGTGGCCTGCCGCTTGCCGGTGATCGGGGCAATCGCGGCCGTCGGTTCGATGATCGGCGCAGGGATCGCGTCCGCAGTCGTTTCGGTGTTACCATAATCCAACACCAAAGTCAGTCGGGCCTCCGCCTGCTCGAAGGTGTCGGCGGTCAGGATCGACGTAAAGGCAAGGGCGGCGCGTTCAGCGCCGATCCTTGCCGCCAGCAAGCGGGCGAAGGTGTCGCCCGCCTTCTTGGCGCAGGTGGCCGGTTCGATCGGGGTTTCGGAAAGGTGCTGGGCAAGCGTGTCGATCTGCGCGGCGGTGAGGGCTTTGGTTTTCATGATGGGGTTCCTTTAGGCGTTGGTGATGTGGGCGGAATGGCCGAGGGTCGTGACCGCGTAGATCATCGTGCGGCCGTCGCCGATCGTCGCTCCAAAG